GTCGCCTTGCTCGGGCTCGGTTTACTGGGTCTCGGGACGAGCCGTCGCAAGAAACAGCGCAGTGTGTAATTAACGCTTGTTACATACCGTCTGGCGGCTGCGAATAGCGCTGTCATGATTTATTTCTTGAGGCTGCTCATCGTCGAGCAGCCTTTTCCGCTTTCGTTAGCCCTGGATCATCATACTCACACCGGCTCTTCCTGCACTGGCCGCTGCCAGCGCTGCGTCATGGCAGTTAAGTGATGCGCAAAAGTATTTCGAGGGGATATAAAATCTTCAGAAACGAAAAAGGCCAACCTTTCGGCTGGCCTGACTCGTTGATTCTATTGGTCGGGGCGAGAGGATTCGAACCTCCGACCCCGTGCACCCCATGCAATTTCTATAGCGTTTCAAGAAATCCCGAGAAATCCCAATAATAGAATTTTCCCGTTTTATATCAAGGGCTTGAAAAATCGCGTTGTCCCAAGTCATCCCAAGCTGTACCATACGAGCCAGACAAACTGTAGGGGTAATTGTAGGGGTAAAAATCTTTTTCACCCGACCCCGTGCATCCAAAATGGCCAAGCTGACACAAAGAACACTTGAGGCAATTCGACCTGACCAGGCCGGCACCACGGTACGCGACGAAGGCGGCCTGCTCGGGCGCGTACGGGTAAAAGCGGCAGGTGGTGTCACGGTTTCATTTTACTACCGGTACCGCTTCGACGGAAAATCGAAAGACCAATCCTGTGGCACTTGGCCAGCCGACAGTTTGTCCACGATCCGGACTGCGCGTGATGCAGCGCGCTCGAAGGTTGCTGCCGGCATTGATCCAGGCGCCGACAAGAAAGTGGCGCGCCACGAGCAGCAGCAGGCCTTTGCAGCGAAACTTGTCGAGATCGAGGTCGCGCGCGTAGGCGAGCTTACCGTCAAGGATATGTTCGACGCCTGGATCAAGGATGGGGTACGCAGGAAGGACGGCAATGCGCAGCTCATGCACCTTTTTGGCGCCTATGTGATCCCGGTCATCGGGGCGATCGGCGTCAAGGTGTTGACCGAGCACGAAATCCGCGATGCTCTCCGTTGTCAGGTCGACCGCGGCGTGAATCGAACCGCTGTCATTCTGTATAGCAGCCTGGTACAGATGTTCGGCTGGGCCCAGAAACGTCAGCCGTGGCGCAAGCTCATGATCGACGGCAATCCGATGGACTTGATCGAGATCGAGAAGATCGTGTCGCCCGACTACGACATGCACAACCAGAGCGACCGTATATTGTCCTCGGCGGAAATCATCGAGTTGCGCGACCTGCTGCAGCACGGGGAGGACGAATTCGCGAATGCGACGGACAAGCGGCGCGCACGGCGTCCACTTGCGAAGCCGACTCAGCGCGCCATTTGGATCATGCTGTCCACGCTGTGCCGCGTCGGTGAGCTAAGCATGGCTCAATGGGGCGATGTCGATCTTGAAGGCGGCGAGTGGTTCATCCCGAAAGAAAACGTGAAGGACAGCGTGGCCGACATGCGAGTCTACCTCTCGCCGTTCGCGCTCGCTCAGTTCCAGCTGCTCCATGCGGTTACCGGGCATTCGGCTTGGTGCTTCCCGTCGGCCGATGAAGAATCGCACACTGACACGAAATCGATGACAAAGCAGATCGGTGATCGGCAGTCGATGTTCAAGAAATCGAAAGATGGCGGCGCACGCAAGCCGATGAAGAACAGGCGCTGCGACAACACCTTGGTGCTGGCCGGTGGCAAGGCTGGCGATTGGACACCGCATGACCTGCGTCGGACTGGCGCCACCATGATGCAGGCGCTGGGCGTACCACTTGACACCATTGATCGGTGTCAGAACCACGTGCTCAGCGGCAGCAAGGTGCGCCGACACTACTTGCACCACGACTACGCTACGGAGAAGCGCGATGCATGGCGCGCGCTCGGCTCAGAGCTAACACGCATTCTTCGAGGTGACTGACACCCTTAACGGAAAAGCTCTCTACGCGAGAGTTTGAGCTCTAACTAAATCTACAAGTTCGTTCGCGGCACTTTTAAAATGTTGACACCGTTCCGCGATCCTACTCACTTGAATAGAAGCAATCTCAGAAATCGTTTCGTAATTTTCCGCTTTTTTGTTTGGTTTTTTTATTTTTTCAGGCGGCTTCTTTCCTTTAACAACAGCGTAGTCAAGCTGTGCAAGAATCCTCTGAATATCCGGTAATGACTCAGGATTCAACTCATCACTCAAACCAGAAACCAACCAAGCCTCTGTCGACTCAACTGCTGGACAAAGAATATGCTGTTTGTCGACTTCTTCGCCATTTGGCCATAGCCAAGACTGTAGAACTAAACGAATATATTCACCACGCTTTTCTGGCGCGCAAGCATCAGTAGGACAATCATCTACGGCGCCAACTTCTTTTAATTCCGAGCATATGTCAGCATCCATGTGAACGATTATTCCAGAAACTTGAAATGCATCCATGTCCTCGGCGAATATCCCCTTATCGAAATAGGTGCTTTTTCGGAGCTCAGGCGAATGAGCTAAGCACCATTTGTAAACCATTAACCAACCACCTTCAGAATATCCGGATTTTGAGGTATTATCGATATAAGGTTGCAAATTAGAGAACTCCAAATCTACTCCTGGAACTCCGCTCTCTTTAAAGTACTCGCCAAAAAGCTTTCGAATCACAACCAAATCGGACGGCCCCTCTGCCACGATTCCAACTTTGATGCTAGTCATATGCCAAGCGCACCCTTGATTTTTCCCTCAATCCACATTTCCGACAGATTACGACCTGCACAGGCTTTGATCCATTCGATCTTCGTTGTATTTGCAGGGGGCTGCAACCTTCGAATGGTGGAAGATCCATCAGCCTTATCGCGCATTACAACAAAAATCCGCTGCTCAGGATCAAACAAGTCGAATGCGTCGAGCGAAGTAGGATTGTGGCTTGTAAGGAATACTTGCTCCGGACCGAAGTTAGGTTCATCTGCACTTTTACGGCATGTGGCCTTAATTACGGTTTCAAGCAGTTTCCGAGTAATCATTGGATTAAGAGCACTATCTATATTATCTATTCCTAGTACCTTCGGAGACTCTGGATGCAATAACAGAACGACCATAAAAAGAAGATATAGCGTACCTTCAGAGCTATCATAGGCTGACAGCTTATTCCGCGACATATTCATGTAGCGATCAATGAAGTAGAGCGCCGCCTCGGACGACTTAACTTCCGAGGAAACAATTTTAGGGTTGGTACCCTCCACGGAAATCGAGCTTGTCCAGCCGGGCATCCAAACTACGTCCAATACTCCCTGAAATAATTTTGCAAGGTTCGGATTATTTTTTCGGTGGGAATTAAGGAGTGCGATAACAGTCGAACTCGCTTTGGCCAAATTCCCGCCATTGAGACCTAACGGCTTTATTGAAGTACTCTCGATGTCAGTACCTCGCAAAAACGCCGTCTGCGGGGAATAAATTGCATACTGACCAAGCCGCTGAAACTCCTTCTGAAGAGGATGCCGAACTCCATCCGGCAAGAAATGTTGAAACACATCCCAAACACCTCGTGTTGGTCTAATCTCGCTCTCGCTGAGTGCAAGTTTTTTCTGGATCGCTGGTGCAGAAAATCCATGAGGGCTTCTCCCCATAACCTTCTTATCATTGAACTTTACAAGCTCACTATGAAAGTTTAACTCCTCTGAGAGCTGCCCAGCCTTAATCGATACTGAATACTGCGCGCCTGTGTCCCACGTGGCCTTGAGATCGAAATTTGCTCGGAGATCATGATTTTTAAATGCAGATTTGAACAAAGTCGGAACTGAAAGTCTTACTCCTTTTTTTTTCAACTCATCGGCGGTGATTTGCTGCTCCAAGCACGCGCTCAGCACCCCCATCACCTCGAGAATGTTCGATTTTCCGACACCATTCCCGCCAATGAAGAGATTGACCTTCCCGAACTCTATGGAAGTCTCCTGCCGGATCGACTTGAAACCGTGAACTGTCAGATTGCGTAACACCGGAACCTCTTAGATGCGAAATTGCATCATTAGAGCACATTCATAGCTTCGCTGACCAATAAGCGGTGTGAAGAAATATTGATGCCGATCTGGCGCTACTGCATCCACGCCTGTACGGTCTTCGCGTGGCGCGCCGCGCACGTAGCGTACTGGTGCAGTAGCTCGATCGCCCAAGCCTGCCATGCATCGTAGTCGTCGGCGCCGGGCCGCTCGATCACCGGGCATGGCGCAGCCAGCGCGCTATCGAGGGATGCTTTTGTTGGCGGCTTCGATTGCGGTGTCGAGGTTGCGCACGCGGTCAGCATCAGGCACGCAACCAGCAGGCAGAGGTTTCGCATTGCGCAGCTCCTTGGTGAGCGCCGACATGCGCGGCGCCAGGGTGGATTGAATGGCGGCGAACTCGGTGGCCGCCGTGGTGATACGCGCGGCGTCATCCTGTAGCGTGGTCAGTGCCAGCTCCGACTGGCTGCGCATGGTTTCCGCGTGCGCGCGCTGCAGCTCGGCGATCTCGGCGTCGTGCCGCCAGCCGTTCGTGAACCAGCCTGCGGCGCCGGCCAGGGCCATTGCCAATACTAGGCCCAGGCCGACCACCAGCGCACGGGACGAGGCGGCGACGGCCGGTGCGGCGGCTGCCGCTACTATCGGGATCATGGCAGCCCCTTCAGGCACAGCTCGCGCTCGGCCTGGCGCCGGCGCGTGAGGCCGCGCACTTCCTCGTAGACCCACTGCATCACGACCTTGCCGCGGGCATCCTTGAGCGGCTTCCCGTCGGGGCCTTTAACTGGCCGCAGAACCTTGACCTTGTTCCAGGCCAGCAGCGCATTGCACGCGCCGACCATGTCGCCAGCGTTCGCGCGCCGCGCCATGGTCGAGCCACAGAACCCGCTCACGCCGATGTTGTAGGCGATGTCGACGAAGGCCACCTTCTGGCCATCGGTCAGGCGCGCGAGCGGGATGCACTTGGCGATGCCGGCGGCATGCCGCTCGAGGTCGCGGTCGAGCTGGGCGCGGCACTCCGCGGGCGTGTACGTCTTGCCCCAGGCCGCGTTCTCGGTGGCACCGGTGCAGTACGTGAGCACGCCGGCGATGTCCCGATAGGTGGTGTACTTGGTGCCTTCAAACGGCGGCGTGAAGGTGAACAGTGCGGTCGCAGCCACAGCGCCGACCAGCGCGACCAGGCCGCGCCGCTGGGTTGGTGCGCCCTTAACCATTGCCGGTCACCGACGGTTGCGCCACCACGCGCGCGAGCGCAGCGCCGAGCGAAGTCAAGCCAGCGGCCACCACCAGGATGGGCGCGGTACCGCTGGCGTACAGGTGCATACAGGCCTCGACCGCCGAAGCGAAGGCGGCCAGCAGCGCGAAGCGTACCGACCAGAGTTTCGGGAACTGCGCGCGTGCGTCGTCAATGAATTTCATGGTTTCTCCTGTGATGGGCAATATGGCTTTACTTCGGGCGCCTGCAGCTGCGCGAGGAATTGAGCCAGGCGTACCTCCCGCTCGTGGCACTCCAGCTCGGCCAGCCGGTTCTCGCGCGAGTTGCGCTGGTGCGTGTACCAGGCGTTCAGCAGGAACGTCAGCAGCGCGGTAAGGATGCCGACGATGACGCCGACCTGCGTCAGGGTCAGGGAGGTGGCGACCGTTACTGCGGCGCCGGCGTAGCTGCCGACTTCCGGCGGGGTGGTCTTGCTGATGCTCATTGGCGCCTTTCGATGGGGCGTAAAAAAGCCCACCGAAGTGGGCTGTGTGATGCGAGCGAGCTGCTGGCAGCAGCTGGCGATAAGTGCAGGACTACAGCGCTGCAGCAGCGATGAACAGCTCGTCGGCCTGCTCGTCGTTCAGGTCCAGGATGCCGGCCATCATGGCGACGAACGGCGATTGCCGCTCCCACGTCGGGCGGTTGTCCCATGCGTTCTGGACGCGCCACTTCGTGTCGGCGTCTTCGATCGCGTCGATGGCGGGTTGGACCTTGGCGAACAGGCCGACGTTGTACAGGGCCTCGCGGCCCTGGCCAGCGGTGATCTGCTGCGGCACTTGAATGGCTGGCGGCTCGTCTGGTGTCGGCATTTCATCGGCGCTGCGGTCGCGCACTTTCCATTGCTGGACCCATTGGCCATCAACATCGAGCACGTCTGCCGGTTCGGCGATTTCATGCGCCTCGACGTCCGGCACCACGTAGACGAGCGGGCTGACACCGAGATAGTCCAGATGCTCGGTTTCGATCAGGCTCGGAATCGACATGCTTGAGAACGCTTTCCGAATCTCGGAATGGGTAGCGTAAGTCTCGTTTTTTTCAGGGCAATACCACATGGCTACATGTCCTCTACTAAAGTTGATGGATACGCGCGGCCGGTGCCGAAGATGATGCGGGCTGCTCCATTGGCGCCCGCACCGCCGAAGGATCCTGGCACACCGCGCCGGCCGCCACCACCTGCTCCGTACCCGCCGCCGCTCCCGCCCGTGCCGTTGGTCTGCCCAGCCGTGCCTGACGCGCCGCCGCTTCCGCCTGCGCCGCCGTTGGAGCCGGCCGTAGCGCCTGCGCCATTGCCGCCCTGGCC